GTTCTTTACGGAGTATAATATTAAATAAAAAGCGGAGTGTAAAAGTTCCGCTTTATTTTATTCACATTTAAAAACAAAAAAAATGGCTTGTGATTTAACACACGGACGTTTAGAAGTTTGTAAAGAGTTTGTAGGCGGTATCAAAGCTGTTTATTTTATTCCTTACGGAGTTTTAGGCGCTATAACTTACGGAACTACAGATGCTTCCGATAGGATTACAACTATTGCAGGGACTTTAAGTTTGTACAAGTACGAATTAAAAGGTGCAAATAGTTTTGAACAAACAATAACAAGTTCACGTGAAAACGGAACTACTTTTGCAGAACAAACTTTAACTTTTACAATCAAAGGTTTAGATGCAACAACTACAAAGCAAATGAAATTACTTGCTTGGGGACGACCACACGTAGTAATTAAGACAAACGCTAACAATTTCTTTATTGCAGGTTTAGAACACGGAATGGACGTAACAACAGGACTTATTGCAAACGGTACTGCAATGGGTGACTTAAACGGTTATACTTTGACATTGGTAGGGCAAGAAGCAATTCCTGCAAACCATTTACTTGTAACGGGTAATTTTGCAGATGCTGATTTAATAGGTGCATCAAAAGTATTTACAGGCGGAACATTAGTTAGTTCTTAATAATTAAAAAAATTATTTTTAAAGCCGTTCTTAATAGTTCGGCTTTTTTTTTGTCTTAAAAAAAGAACAAAAACACGAATATTTAATTATACTAATATGATAGTATTAACACCTTCAGGAAGTCCGCAGACATTTAGTTTTATTCCACGTGACAATACCTTTAATGTTATGGAACTAACGGACGAACAAACAAACGTAACAACAGCGGTAGCGATTACTTCAAGCACAACAGGAGACTATATAAACACGATTACAGCAACGTTTGGTTTAATAGAAGGACATTTTTACAATTTAGTTTTAAGAGTAGGTACAACTATTATATATAAAGACCGTGTATTTTGCACGGCACAAAGTTTAGTTACATTTTCGGTTAACAATAACCAATACGTAAGTAATACAACAACAAATGATTTTATAGTATATGAATAATTTACACGTTTTAAATTTGTCGGCTTATACGTCACCTGTAGTTTCGGAAACAAACCGAGAAAATTGGGTTGACTTTTTAACTGAAGACGGAGACCAATACTTTCAATTCTTAATTGAGAGATATAGCAATTCAACAACGAATAACGCTATTATAAACAACGTAGCACGATTAATTTACGGAAAAGGTTTAAGCGCATTAGACGCTAATAAAAAGCCGAATGAGTACGCACAAATGATGTCTTTATTTCACAAAGAAGACGTACGCAAAATGGTTCTTGATAGAAAAATGTTCGGACAATTTGCTATTCAAGTACATTATAATGACAAGCACGACAAAATATTAAAAGCATATCATATACCGGTCAATCTTTTACGAGCTGAAAAATGCGATAAAGACGGACAAATAACAGGATATTATTATTCGGATAATTGGGACGATACTAAAAAGTTTGCGCCAATTAGATTTAGTGCTTTTGGTTATGGAAAAGAAAAAGTAGAAATACTTTTTTCTAAACCATATTCAGTTGGGATGAAATATTACGCTTATCCGGACTATCAAGGTGCTGTACCTTATTGCCTATTGGAAGAAGAAATTGCCGACTATTTAATTAACGAAGTGCAAAACGGATTTAGTGGAACTAAAGTTGTGAATTTTAACAACGGTGTTCCAACAGACGAACAGCAAAGTATTATTTCAAACAAGGTACTTGACAAGTTAACAGGAAGTCGTGGACAAAAAGTAATTGTTGCTTTTAATAACAACGCAGAAAGCAAAACTACAGTTGAAGATATTCCGTTAAACGATGCATCAGAACTTTATAATTCTTTAAGCGAAGAATGTTTACGCAAGATTATGTTAGGACACAACATAACTTCACCTTTATTATTTGGAGTTGCTTCAACAAATGGCTTTAGTTCAAACGCAGAAGAACTTAAAAATTCAAGTATTCTTTTTGACAATATGGTTATTAGACCGTTCCAAGAAGAAATATTAGACGCTTTTGATAGCATATTAGCATTTAACGGAGTAGCTTTAAAGTTATTCTTTAAGACGTTACAACCACTTGAATTTACGGACTTGGAAAACACGCAGAACGAAGAACAAGTTGCAGAAGAAACAGGCACAGAATTAAGCGCACATACAAACCCATTGATTGATTTAGGCGAAGAACCACAAGACAATTGGATTTTAATAGACGAAAAAGAAGTTGACTACGAAAACGACGATAAAGAAAACGAGTTGTTGAGTAGTGAACCTAAACAAAGTTTATTAAGCAAAATTGTTAACTTGGTTTCAACAGGTGACGCAAGACCAAACATAACAAGTAAACAAGACAAAGTAATTGACGGAGTAAAGTTTGTTGTTCGTTATAAATACGAAGGCGAAGTAACGGACAATCCAAGAGAGTTTTGTACACAAATGGTAAAAGCAAACAAGATTTACCGTAAAGAAGATATTTTAAATATGAGTACACAAGTTGTTAATGCAGGTTGGGGACCAAAAGGAACAGACTACTATTCTATTTGGTTATATAAGGGCGGTGGAAATTGTCATCACCGTTGGAATAAACAAGTTTATGCAGTCTTTGAAGGAACAGCTTTAAACATAACCGCAAACACGAAAAAATTAGCACAAGCAAAAGCCGCTAAATTTGGTTATGTAATTACTAATCCAAGTTTAGTTGCAACACGTCCAATTGACATACCAAACACACACGGTTTTTTACCTTCTAACAAACGTTTTCAATAATGGCAGAAGCACTTTTAATAACACGATTAGATTTAACAAAATTTACATCATTGAATGGTTCAGTAGATGCAGATTTATTTTTACCTTACATCAAGATTGCACAAGATACAGACTTGCAAAATTTCACAGGAACGAAGCTATTAGACAAGATAAAAGCGGACATAATAGCAAATACATTAAGTGGTAATTATTTAACGCTTACAACGACTTATTTGAAGCCAATGCTTATTCATTTAGCAATGAAGTATTATTTGCCGTTTGCAGCTTACACAATTTCAAACAAAGGAGTTTACAAACACAATTCTGAAAATTCAACAAGCGTAGAAAAAAACGAAATAGATTTCTTAATTGAAAAGGAAACGCAAATAGCACAACACTACACACAACGTTTTATTGACTACATAAGCAACAACAATAATTTGTTTCCTGAATACAATTCAAATTCCAATAGTGATATGTTTCCGGACACAAACAATAATTATACAGGGTGGTACATTTAAAGACATACAAACCAAAAGAAGTCAATATTGTAAAATTAAAGACTTACTTAAAAAAATTAGAAAATGGCAAATAGTAACGGATGGGGTGATGGCGCTTCAAATAACAACATAGGTTGGGGGCAAGGAGCAATTAATAATATTGGTTGGGGAAAATCACACTTGGTATCGTATGCAGGTTTAACAGATATTATAGGTTCGCCTATTCCGTCTTTGGTAAGTGCATTTGAATTACGAGTTACTACAGATGGCGGAACAATGGAAGCCAATTCTTGCTTAAACACGGAATTAACAAATTTAAATAGTATAGTATGAGTTTATTAGACCAATCAAGTTTAATTGTAACGCCTAACGGATATAAAGTAAGTAAATTATATAGCGTAAAACCTACTAATGGCGATGGCGATATGGTTGTTTCAAGGGCAACAAGTGCTACAAGAGTTAATAGTGCGGGTCTTATTGAACTTATGCCTATTGATGTCCCACGTTTAGACTATACAGGTAATAGTTGTCCAAGTATATTGGTAGAACCTGCAAGGACAAATTTAGCTACAAATAGTGACGGAAATGTAAGCACATATAGTTCAGCTACAAATGTAACTAACGCAACAAGTTCTTTTAATTCATTTACAAATGCAATACAATTTCCAAGTACAGGGTTAGCTTTAGCTTATAAGTCAGTTGTTACAACAGCACAAACATATACTATTTCTGTTTTTATAAAAATGGATGACAATTCAGAACCAATACTTTCAGCAAGTCCTACAACAGGAAACTTTTGTTTAGTTATAGAAAATAACATTGCATCAAGCAATTTAAAAGTTGAAAGTTATGGTAATAATGTTTATAGATTAAGTGCAAGTGCAACAAGTACGGGAGTTCTTACTGGTAATGGATTAATTAGATATAGTACACAAGTATTAAAATCTTTTAAAATTACAGGAATACAATTAGAAGCAGGTTCAAACGCAACATCCTACATCCCTACAACAACAGCTACAGTAACTCGAAATGCTGATGTGATTAGTAAGACAGGTGTAAGTAGTTTGATAGGTCAGACTCAAGGGACTTTGTATGCAGAGATTAATATATCAACATTTAATTCAGGAGTATTTTTCTCCATTAATGATGGTACATCAGCTAATAGAATACAAATGTATAAGTTTACTGATAATAAAATTTATTGTGATAGAGTATCAGCAACTCAATCGGCAGCAACAAGTATAAGTAGTTCAGCATTAAGTGTAGGAACATACAAAGTGGCATTTGCTTATCAATCAGGCACTTCTTATCTATATATTAATGGAGCACAAGTTGGTGCAACTTCAGCAGCAACCTTTACTTTTGGCTCAATGAGTAAAGTTAATATTGGTTCAAATTTTGCTGATACAAGCACTTTCAATGACCGAGTTGAATTAGCTGCTCTATTTCAAACAAGATTAACACCCCAACAATGTATAGACCTAACAACTCCATAATGAGATATCACATCTACAAACTAAAATACACAACTAAAGCAGCTGCTGAAAAAGACCTTAAAGAAAAGGGTGTTTATGTAGTGACTGAAGAAGGTCTAACATACGGCACAGGTATTCACGCTGTAGTTGAACTTGGTAAGATTATCACTACTGATGGTACTTATGACGAACAAGGCAATGAGCTTACTGCTCCTGTCTATGCAAGTGGCTACCATTACGATGTTATGTGTGAGCAAGATATTGACTTTGGAAGTAACTCAATAGAAGTAAACAACCCAAAACACGGATTTTTAGGACATAATTAATATGAAAACAAATATTTTAGCAAGTTTATATTTCGTGTTTGGCTATATAACTTCGTTTTCTTTAATGTGTCAAGGAACAGAACTTTACATTAATTTAGCCGGAATTACTTTATTTTTTTACTTAACTTTCAGCTTAACGGATGCGCTTGAAAATTTAGGATTATGAAATTACAATTTTACTTATTACTTTACACAATTAAAAATTCCGCATTGAAACTTATAACAATTTGCTTTTCGTTTTTTTTACCTATAAGCGGAATACTTGGACTTTTATTTGCATTAATATTGTCGGACACAGCAACAGGAATTTGGAAAGCAAAACACCAAAAACAAGAAATAACATCACGCAAACTTTCGGCAATAGTATCTAAACTTTTACTTTATGAGTTAACAGTTATAATGTTTTACCTTATAGACTTTTATATTTTAAACGACATAATTTTAACGTTCTTTTCCGTTCCTTTAATGTTGACAAAGGTGTTAGCGTTGGTACTTGCTTCAATCGAAATAATGTCCATTAATGAGAACTTTAAAGCTGTAAAATCAATTGATTTGTTCCAAAGTGCAAAGTTACTTCTAACTCGTGCTATTGATGTTAAGAACGGCATAAACAAACTGAAATGAATTTATCAAAACACGTTACATTAAAAGAGTTTCAAGCTTCAGGGTTAGCAACGTTACGAAACCTTAATAACGAAATGAACGAGTCGCAAATTGCGTCCGCAAAACTTTTGTGTGAAAACGTGTTTGAACCTTTAAGAATTCACTTAAACATACCGATAGCAATTAGTTCGGGTTTTCGCAGTCTACAGGTCAATAAAATGATAGGCGGTGCAAAGACTTCACAACATACAAAAGGCGAAGCAATGGACTTACAAATCGGTTCTAAAGGGTTTAATTTTATAAAAGACAAGTTAGACTTTGACCAACTAATTTGGGAGTTTGGAAACGATGAAAATCCGTCTTGGGTTCACGTTAGTTATAGTTCTAAAAATCGTAAACAAGTATTAAAAGCAACCAAAAAAAATGGGAAAACTATTTATAGTAATTATTAGCATTTTACTTTATTCGTGTTCGGCTCAATTTCACTTGAACAAAGCAATAAAGAAAGGTTACAAGTGCGAAGAAACAAGCGACACAATTCAAATAATGTCGGTTGATTCCGTTCCTATTATTATAAATGATACAATAGTGTGGGAGAAATTCATCACTACCAAAGACACCATTATACAATACAAAAATGTTTACGTTCCAAAAACACGAATACAATTAAAACGTGAATACAAAATAAAAGTAAAAACTATCTACAAAGAACGTGTAGTAGAAAAAGCAGAAGCAAAAGCCGAAGGTAAAAAAAACCGACCTAAAGGAAATTTAAACCTTCTTTTTGTAGGTGTTGGAATAGGTTTATTACTTTCGTACCTGTGGAAGTTCGCAAAACAATCAATAATTTAAATTTTTATGGCAAATAACAACGCAAGGTTTCGTTTAAAACAAGACGAGATTGAAATACTTATGCAGTATCGTGGAATAAAAAATGCAACAGATGAAGCCGGAGTTGATGACAAAGACGTAAAACACGGATGGCTAAAAACTAAACAAGCTTCTTTGTTCTTTAAAAACCCAAACTTTAAATCTGAAGAACTAAACGAGATACAAAGAATAAAAGACGAATGTATAAAAGAAGTAAAGTTATACGCACCTAAATATACTGATTCAGCAATAAAATACGACATTGACACGGACGGACATTTACTTGTAATTGATATTGCAGACCTACATATTGGAAAACTTGCAACAGCATTTGAAACAGGCGAAGACTATAATTCACAGATTGCTGTTAAACGTGCAAAAGACGGACTACAAGGCATTTTAAACAAAGCTAAAGGGTTTTATATTGACAAAGTTTTATTTGTTGCAGGAAACGACATTTTACACACCGACAACACCAAACGAACTACAACAGGTGGAACACCACAAGACACGGATGGAATGTGGTATGATAATTTTTTAATGGCGAAGAACCTATATATTGAACTTTTAGAACAATTAATAAGTTTTGCAGACGTTGAAGTTGTTTACAATCCTTCAAACCACGATTTAACACACGGTTTCTTTTTAATGCAGTTAATAGAAGCACACTTTAGCAATTCAAGTATTCGTTTTAACGTAGATTTAAAACACCGAAAAGCGTTTAGGTACGGAAGTAACTTAATAGGAACAACACACGGTGACGGAGCAAAAATCGAAAACTTACCTTTACTACTTGCAACGGAATTTCCTATACTTTGGAGCAAAACAAAACATCGTTATATTTATTCGCACCACGTTCACCACAAAACAAGCAAAGATTTTATTGGAGTAACATTTGAAACATTACGCAGTCCTTCAGGTTCTGATAGTTGGCATCATAAAAACGGATATACAGGAGTTCCAAAAGCGGTTGAAGGCTACGTTCATCACAAAGAATTTGGACAAATCGCCCGACTTACGCATATATTTAGCGTTTTATTTCTTTTTTCATTGTATTTTTAATTTATTATAGTATATTTGTCATTCATAGTTGAAAAAAAGAAAACAGTTATAAGCTCCCCAGCACGTAGCTGTTTTTTTTTGTCCCAAATATTAGCAAAATTTGTGACGAATATTTCGAATTATTACCTATTTAAAGCATATATCAAATTATTACCTATTTAAGGAATGTTTTACATAATAGGCAGTATATTACTCTATTTGGAAAATTTATGCAGATTTTTATACTATGAGTATAAATTTGTGTAGTCTATTGCTTTTTGTTGTGTCAAATATCCTTGACATAATAGGCAAAATTCCGATTATGTCTAGTTTTTTATTCCGATTATGTCACGTTTTTTACAAAATAAATTTGATTTTTTAAGGGTATAACCTAATAATAATTATAAAATTTAATAAAATTCAAGGGAATAACCTTAAAAAACTTAAAGTAATTTAAGGGTATTCCCGAACTTTATTTAGTTATTAAATAAAAATCACCTTCGTTATGCGTTTTACCTTATTTATAATGAATATAAATTACACTTTTTTCTATTCAGAAAAGCCAATAAACACAAGGATTTTAAAAATAAATTAAAAATAATTGTTAAAAAGTATTGTAGTTATTAAAATAGTATATATATTTGCATATAATTATTAACAAACAAAAACAAATACTATGAAAACTTTAACAACAACTTACACTTACAACACAACAAAAGGAACTAACGTAGAAACTTTTACATCAACAGGTTATATTACATTAATTCAAAACGGATTATTTAAATACGAACACCATTTTGGTAGCCATATGTTAAACTTACAAGAGCAAATGTTAGTAAAAGAATTAATAGAAAATAACATAAGCTACGAAAAGACAATATCGTAATAAAACAACAAGGGGTGCGACTTGGTAACGCACACTAATTTAAAAACTATGAAAACAGAATTTAACATTACTTGGGACTTCTTAAAACAACAACAGGAAGAAAACAAACTAACTACTAACCAACTGCATTTAATTATTCAAACTTTAACAGCTTATTTAAGCGACCAAGAACTAAAAGAATTACAAAATTTATTTAACCTTTTTAAAAAATAAGACTATGAAAAAATTAATTGACTACTTTACACCTGTAACCGAAGAACACAAATCGTTTTTAAACCACTTTACAAGCACTCTAATGGTGTTTATAGTGTTGTGTGCTATATTCTATTGTTTAATGTATTTTAAAGCGCTGTAAGATGGAAAATAGAATTTTAGAATTTTGGAATAAAGGTTGGGAATTAACCTATGAATTTACAGGTTGGACTTATTCAATAGCAGGAACTTGGGAATTTAACGATTACGACGAAGTTTCGGAGTTTGCATTTATTGAATTAGACGTTGATGTTAGCGAAAAGTGGTTAACAGAAACGGATGACCATTTACAACCGCACGTTCTTGGGGTTCGTATTTTAGAAGATTTACGTTTAGAAATGCAGGAAGCAATAAACAGTGATTTGGTACATTATAACTTTTGGGAATGGAAAGCGAGTAACGATGAAAGTAATTATAATTTTTATCACGAACTATGACAAGCGGAACTATATACGACCAATTAGATTGGTGGCAAAGACAATGGCGGGGTTCATTTGATTTAGGGTTATACCTTGAAGTTTGCAGAATTAAAAAAAACGAACAAATAAAATATAAAGAAATGAAACGATTTAAAGCAACTTTTAAAACTTGGTCATACGTTGGCGCACCTGTTAAGTTAGAAACAAGAATTGTTGAAGCTTACGACTTTCAGCACGTTAAAAACTTAATTCAAAAAAACGATGACATTATTTTAGAAATTAAACAAATAGAAAAATGAAAACAGC